TAAATTACTCATCGTCTCATTAGTTTTTTGATTTTGTTGGTCTGGATTCGATCCAGTAGAGTGGTCACGTTTTTCTGGCGATTACTGACGGCGATTGACTCATCCCCTTTTTTCAGCGCGCCTGCGCCAAGATAGTTGACAAGGTTGGTCATCGTGACGGTTAGTGTTCTGCCATCACCTGTCACCGTTCCCGTGCCTGGCGCTTTCTGACGAGTTGCCCAGCCGGGTATGCCACGAACTCCGCCGAGTTGCCGAGCTGCGGTGGCGAATCCTCCTTTTGCAAATCCAGACTTTCGAACGGTTTTGTTTGCGTAAGCTTCGACGCGGGAATAACTAGTGACAAGCAACCGACGGCTGACGTTCTTTTGTTCGGATTGTTCCTTATGAAGCTTGCCTCCGTCGAACGTGCCGATTGAGATGTGCATGTTTGGGAGGTGCTGATCGAGTATTTGCCGCGCCTTTTGATAAGCTTTGTTATTGAATGCAAAAGCGAACGGCTTGGTCATTTTCGAATCTTTGTATCTCAGCAGCGTATAAATGACTTGAATGCTTGGATAAACCTGCGCGATCCTCGATCTGATCTTCTTCATGTGGTCCGCGTTGTCACCTGATCCCTTCCCTTTGGGATATGTGACGTACGCAAGATCAGTGGCGAGCAAGCGCATCTGTGAAGGTAGTACTTCTTTGAGCGTCTTGCCTGTGCTTTCTGCAAGTCGATTCAACGCAAGATTGAGTTCGCGCATGGATCGCTCGTCGGCTCTTAGGTTGATGTTCATCGTCCTCTTGCTTCTGGTTCTTCCACTTCGATGGTGAGTGATCCGGGGCCGTTATCGACGCGAGTGATCTGCCATGTCAGAGATCGGCAAGTCACAGTTGCACGTCGAGCTGGGGTGGTGGTGAACGCTGCACCGGGAAAAGTGATGCGGAGACCTCGGCGGACCTCATCGCCACCCTCACCCAACATTAGCTCGGTTCCAATGTCCTCAATGACTCCCTTTTTCGTCTGCGCGCCGATGGTCACGTCCTCAGCGGAAAGCGTGGTGAGTGACGAGTTGAAAGCGGTTTTGACGAATGCGGCGATGCTCATATAATTTGGCTGGTTTCAACACATAGAAAAAGCCAGCCACCCTTTCGAGCAGCTGGCTTCACTATGAACAACGAACCAGAGAAAATTATTTCTTCTTTCCTTTGGGCTTAATCGGTTTTTGCGCAGAGTCTTTTACGGGTTCCTTTTTCTTAGGATAGATCACCTCTTCGATCACGCTTGGTAACCGGTAGATGTAAGATTTTCCCCCAGACTTGTTGGCAAGTTCGACAGCGATTTGGCGGGCTGCGGAGGTTGTCTCCGCAGCTTTCATTTCGCCGCCGTTTTTAACCATTAAGCTCATTCAGATTAAGGAGTGAGTTTGATGATTTTGAGTGCGTTTGGATCGCCTTTTGCAGCACCGAACATGACATCGTAAGATGCCCAGACGGCGCGAGTTGCGCGAGAAACCCACATGTTCATTTGGACCGTGAGACCAAGATCAGGGATCTCGATGTTCTCAACTGCCATCATATCGCTTCCAGCGATGTCGTTAGAAGGAAGACCCGATGCAACTGCAATCGCTTGAGGAGAGCAAGCAAAGCCTTTGACGGTTGCTTCTGCGCCATCCCAACGGTTGTTGTAGGAGAAGAAGTCGAAACCATACATGCCGACGTTCTTGCCACCAGATGCAAGTTGGAATGCGTCCAAGTTAGCTGGGAGGAATTGAGCGTAGATGCTGCCATCAACGATCAGGTTGCGGGAATCGCCATCTTTAATGGCTGCCCACAATGTTTTCAGGCTGGTTGCGGTAACGTCGCCAGCGGTGTCAACGTCGATGGTTGCTGCACCGAAGTTAGCTGCGGTGACAGGAGCCAAAGCCACATCGATGATTTTGTTGGCAAGCTGATGAAGGTTGATCTTGGCGATTTTCTCAAGGCGATGACCGCCGTTGATTTGATCGTTAGTCAGGTGAAAGCTGTTGGAATACTGAGAAACCGAAACGGCTACGTTGTCGAGCGTGCTGTCGCCGCTTTCAAAGTTGGTTGCGTTGGTTTGAGTGGTTCCGCCGGCTGTTGCGATCGGCACTTGAACAGTGGCGCGAGGCTTGAGAGGATCGGCGGAGAAGTCTTGCGAAAACGCGTTAAGCGGAGCAAGGCGGGATTGAAGGACAGTGATCGCTACGTCGCGAAGGCTGTCCGTCACTAATGCTGAGTCAAAGGTGTTAGCCATGATATTTTTTTATTAGAGGTTAGGAGATTAGAGGTTTTTCCAGTTTTTCAATCGCGCCTCCTGGCGCTTTTTCGCATCTGGAATTGCGTTGATCTGTTCGCGGGTCGAGAGAGTAGCTCCAACTTCGCTGGATGCTTCTGGAATTGATCCAGTAAATCCAAGTGATGCAATCTGGAGTTGGGCTTTGCTCGCGACTTCTTCATCGAATGAAGCAAGTTTTTCGTTGGCAGTTTCGATGATTGCTTCTTGGTCTTGAATTACCAATTCAGCAGCGGCGATTGCTTCGGCTTTTTCGGCAAGTTCAGCGGAGATGGCTGAAACCTTTTCGGAAAGCTCGGCGGAAAGAGCGACGATCTTCTCGTCACGCTCTGCGATTGCTTCGGATGCGGTTACTTGTTCAGCCTTGAGAGCTTCGACCTCGGCAGCGTGTGCGGAGATTTCGGCTTCCAATTCTGCGGTCCGTGCTTCCAGTCCAGAGATTTTCTCGACTGCGGCTTTGTTGGTGAGGAAGATCATGTCAGTTTCTGAGTTTGAATTTTGCGTATCTGTATTGAGAGTGATTTCAACCAAGGCGTTTGCTTTGCTGACAACTTCATCGGCGAATCCGTTCTCAACTGTGGTTTTTGAGTCCATCCAAGTTTCCTTTTTCATCATGGCGCGGATCTCGGCGACTTCCTTGCCGGTCCGAGCTGAGTAGATGTTGGCAATGTCTGCGCTGATCCCATCAAGAAGGTCGGCTTGTTTTCTCATCTGTTCAGCATTGCCAGAGAATCCGCTGGATGCGTCATGGATCATCATGCGGCCATGCGGGACGATTGAGACTTTATCGCATGCCATGCAGATGACCGACGCCATCGATGCCGCCATGCCGGTGATGGTTGCGTTGACCACAACGCCGCGATCCTTGAGGCTTTGAATCTCATGATATACTGTGTAGCCATCGAACACGCTGCCACCCGGGGAATTGATCTCGATCTCAAGAACATCCACTGCGTTTTCCGCTGCGTTCATGATCTCTCCAAAGTCTGCACCTGATGCTGATGCGGTTGCGCCGAATAGCTTGCCGATCTCATCAATCATTTTGCCGATGGATTCACGGGTGACTACTTCGTTGAGCTTTACTTTTCCGCTCTTGTTTTCGATTAAAATGGTTTTCATTCTTCTTCTTTTTTGGGTGTGTTTTCCTGATCGATGTTTTCATCTTCGCTCGATGGCGCCGCAATCGGGATTTCATTCGGTGTCATCATTTCAAACTTGCGACGATCCACGGTGAATCCCTCCAGTTGCTCACGTTCACGGATCTTCTTCTCATAACGGAACACGGCTTCGATGCGGTCATCTTCCATGACCTCTTCGTTGCCACCTTCTTCGGTGATGATCTGACCGCGGTTCTTAAACCCGATCTTGAAATCTTCGCGGCGTTGTGCTGCGTCTCTGCCAGCATCAATGCTGAACTTGCGTGGCATGATGAAATCCCACTTCCACCAATCGCTTTGATTCTTAGGTTGTGGAAGGATTCCTTCTTTGATGGCTTTTGCAATTGCCCAGCGAACCTGACGAATGGCGCCAACCTTCAAGGTGTCTTGGCGATCCTCGACGCTCATCCGCGCTTGATCTTGGATCGAGCGGACAAGTGCTGCGTTGATCTCGTTGGCTTTCCATGCCAGCTCATACGGCCACTTCAACGATTTACACATCATCCGAATCACGCGATCTTGGAAGCGATCCCACATGTCGCCAGGGCGATCATGTTTGACCTGCTCGATCTTGCCGCCTGAATTGCTGCGGAAATAGCGAATCGTGCCGTTCTGTAAAAGCTCGGTTGTCGGAGTCGTTGTGGAATCGGTCGGGCTTGTATAGCCGGGGTCGTCGATGTCCGGTCCGCCAGTTTCGTTGTATTCAACCAATCCGATCGATGAGACCATGAGCTGCGCCATCTGCTCCCATTCGTGGGAGAGCAAAGATGATCTCACAAATTTCAATGCTCCCGAAAGGCTTGGCAGTCCGCGAGTTTGGTCGTGCCAGTTTGGATCACTTGAAAACACGCAATCGACCGCGTTGATTTGAATATCCTCTTCGGGTGTGTCGCCGAGGATGTTATAGGCTAAAGGAACGCCGCGACGATCAATGATGACCCCGTGCCTCATCTTCGCTCCTTTGTATGCACCCACTAAAATCTTGTCGTCGAATGACGATCTTTGACCGATGCGGTTTGCTGGGATGCGGCGAGTCATGGGCCATCCGCTTTCGGTCGGTTCGAATACAGTTAAGAAATCCCCGTCGCGATCCAGAGCAACGCAATCCAGCCAGATCAAGGATTTGAAGTCGTTTCCTTTGATGTCGCACATTCCATACCATTGAAGATTCAGCCAATCGGCTGCGAGCTTGCCCCATTCCTTATCTTCGCCGTTGAACTTTGCGTCCCATGCTCTGCCGACTACGTTGTCAGCTTTCTGCGTGATCGCTCCTTCTGCTGGCGGAAAGTTTTGAAACATTTTCCGAGATCCAGAAACCAAAGTCTTGCGATCCCAATCGGGAACAAGCGCGTCGAAGTCCTGCGTGAAAAGAGGCTCAACTGGTTGTGATCTGTCATAGCGAGTCGCTGCGTTGGCAAATCTTCCGCCGCTGCCGCTAGTCACTGGGTTTCCGTATGAATCAAGGATTGGCATAACTTAAAAGAGGCGAGCGATGGTTCGTGATTGTGGCAGTGTGCCTCTGTCAATATGTTCTAAAACTTCACCTAGCACTTCAACCCATTCATAGTTGGTCATTGATGTCATCTTGGTGAACGCGCTTCCGTTGGTTGATCCGCTGACTAAATCGCCACCCTTTTGCGCTGCGATTTCAACAATGGCTTCTGTTTGCCATGTTTGAAGGTTGGTCAGGTTCCCCGCAGACGCATTCCCGTATCGGATCAATGCTTTCAAAAAAGAGTTGGAAGGTCGCGCCATTTAAAAAGCGTGCGTTTCAATCCATGTCATTCATCGACTAACTCAATCTTGAGAACTCCCCGAATCGCACAAGCAACAATGCCCATGACCTCAGTGTCCCACATGTGGTTATGGTAATGAGATTTGATCTTGTCCCACTTCCAAACACCCGGTTTCATCTCGCGTTTGGATTCCGATTGCATTTGTGAAATGTAGTTGGGCGAAGCATCGACTGGCACACCGAACGCACCATCGCCAATTTCAATCAATCCAGCCAATGCGTCTTTAGCTCGTAAGTTTGAAAAGCTGATCGTGCGATATTGCTGACCTCGGCTCGTCACCCCGCGTTGAAACTTTGAATAGATCTTCCAAACCTTTCGGGGACGCTTTGATGTCCCAACGTCAAAAGCATAGCCCTTTGAATTATCCTGACCAATCAAGATATTCCAATGGTTTTCAACTGAATTGCCACAATGAATGTAAATCTGCCGCACAACCTCGTCGATCCCATACCGACCATCGACAAACACATCGCGGTTTTCCAAACTAAAGCGAGATTGTAATTCAAACAGTGTTTGGTAAGTGTCAACTTTCCCCTCCCAAAGCAATCTGGATTTCGTCTCGCCAATTCTCCAGCAGCGGATCGTCACCCAGAATCCTTGCTTCTGAACGTCAATAGACATGAACCTGGCATGTTCGTTCTCCCACTTCTCCCCGTTGTTGTAAGCCGATTTCAAATAAGGATCATGGCGGGTGTCGAGGTTGGGCGTGTCTTTGGGTTGCTCCCAGAATTGACCCATCTCTTTGTTGATGAATTGCTTGAGCGGTTCGTAGTTTCCGTTCTTCACCGAGTCATTCGCCGTGATCCAGAGTTTGACAATCTCGGACCATGTCTTTGTCCATACAGTGAGGAATGTCCATGAGTAGGTGATGCGATCTGGAAAGTGAGCGTTGCCATTCCATACCGGCATGCACTTCGCCCACTTCCTGCGGTTGCCGTCGGAATCTTCGAACTCGGTTTCACAAGTCGGACAAACAAGTCTGACTGATTGATTGATTTTGACCCAATCATATTCCCCATTCCCGTCCTTGGTTTTTTCATATTTCAGCATCTTCATCGACACTGGCTGAAATTGTTTGCACTCAGGGCAGAGATGATGGCCGTCATGCCACTTGCCATTTCTCGCAAACTCTTCCCATTCCGTTCCTTCGTCTCCACCTTGGGATTGTAAAAGCATCTTGCGGTTGAGTCGGTTATGGTGACGTCTCAAGAACTCGCCGATCATTCCGTGTTTCCATTTCCAAGGCTCATCACCGAAGCAATACCTCATCGACTTCTCTTGCGTGTTCGCTTCGTTGGCTCCACCCGTGAAAAGGCTCATGTGCTTGAAAATGATCTGCGTCTTTTTCGTGTCGTTGCGCTGCGCCCCAGTCGGGATGAAGTCTCTGGTCCAAGGTGATTTCCGAAGCACTTTCAAGAATCGTGACTCCATCCAATCTTGGATCAGTTTGTCGTTCTGTCCGAGGATGAGCATGTCGCCAGGATCTTGCGCGACCGCATACGAACCGCAGACTTCGAAGATGGTCGTCTTGCCAAACCCCGTCGGCGCCACGTTCGCGATCTCTTTCACGGCTGGATCTTTGAACGAATTGAAAATGAA